CCCCCCACCCCCTATATGAGATTGCGAGTCATTCGCATGTAGTCGTCGTCGTTGGGTTGATAAATTTATTGCTGTGTATTATCGTTCGAGTATGGAGAACTCAGCAGCACTTGAACTACTTCCTGATGATGTCCTGAAGGAGATCTACCTTCTGGAGGAACAGGCGAAGCGTCTTGACATGCGTGATCGTGCGCAGCAGGAGTTTATGGCTTACGTCCACCACGTCTATGATAATTTCATTGAGGGGACCCATCATAGAATCATAGCGGAAAAGCTGGAGCGGATTGCCAGCGGCGAACTAAAACGCTTGATTGTCAATATGCCCCCCCGACATTCCAAGTCAGAATTTGCATCTTATCTCATGCCGTCTTGGTTTTTGGGCCGCAATCCGAAGCTCAAGATCATTCAGGCGACGATGAACACTGAACTTGCTGTTCGCTTCGGTAGAAAGGTCCGAGATCTGATAGCCGACCCGAAGTATAAGGAAGTATTTCCGGACACGGACCTAAAACCTGACAGTCAGGCTGCTGGTCGTTGGGAGACGGCTGCTGGTGGCGAATACTTTGCTGCTGGTGTTGGTGCGGCGATGACGGGCCGAGGTGCGGATTTGCTGATTATTGATGACCCGCACTCGGAACAGGATGCTTTGTCCTCGACTGCGTATGATAATGCGTATGAGTGGTACACTTCGGGTCCTAGACAGAGACTTCAGCCTGGGGGCAGCATCATTATTGTTCAGACCCGGTGGTCTAAGAAGGATATTACGGGGCGGTTACTGTCGGCGCAGTCAAAAGATATGATGTCAGATCAGTGGGAGGTCGTAGAGTTTCCTGCCATTTTGCCATCGGGGGAACCGCTTTGGCCTGAATTTTGGCAAAAAGACGAGCTTTTGAAGGTAAAAGCGTCACTTTCTGTTGGTAAGTGGAACGCTCAGTGGCAACAGAACCCCACTTCTGAAGAGACCGCTATGGTCAAGCGGGAGTGGTGGCGCGAGTGGGAAGAAGATGAAGTTCCTGATTTGGACTACATTATTCAGTCGTATGATACCGCGTACTCCAAAAAGGAGACCGCTGACTACTCTGCCATCACAACGTGGGGTGTATTTAGACCCTACAGAGATGGCGAAGAACATCTAATTCTGCTTGACGCGAAGAAGGGTCGCTGGAATTTTCCAGAGCTTAAAACTATTGCGCGAGATGAGTTTGAATATTGGGAGCCAGAGTTGATGTTGATTGAGGCGAAGGCGTCTGGTCAACCGTTGGCTGATGAAATGCGCCAGATAAACCTGCCGGTTGCAACCTTTGCCCCCGGTCGCCGGAAAGGCGGGGGAGGTCTGGACAAGACAGCGCGTATGCATATTGTATCTCCTATTTTTGAATCCGGCAAAGTGTGGTATCCTGCTGGGGAGAAATTCGCTGACGAGGTCATCGAAGAGGTTGCATCATTTCCTAATGGCGACCATGACGACTTCTGTGATAGTATGACGATGGCCCTGATGCGTTTTCGCCAGGGCGGCTTTATCAGGCTTGATGGCGAAGACATGATGGAAGACATGCCACCGCGCAAGAGAGAGTATTACTAATGTCTGACTTAGAAAAGATTCTTCGTAAACACGAAAGGCAGATTGCAGCCCAGGTTCGCAAAATCGAAGCCGCTAGAACTCCAAACAAACCTGCTGGTGCAAGCAAAGAGGAAATGAGTAAGTTTGCTCGTGATTCTTTGATCAGCAGCTATGATACTATAAGAGGCAAGAAGAACGGCGGCGCATTTGACAAACATAGAGGTCCCACCACTCCGGACAACCGCACACCGGAACAGAAGCGTAAAGATCGTGAAAAACTTCAGGCTGAACGTCGTGGCGGACCAGATAAGTCATCTGGCAGTGCTAATCTTAGTGGCGTAAAAAGATACAGAAAGAACGGCGGCGCAATAATGAAGGCCCGTGGCGGTACATTCAAGGGAACTTTTTGATGGCAAAGACTGCCAAAGATTTGGTTAAGAAGGACCTGAAGGAAAACAAACTCAAGGTCCCGGAGCTAGACGCCAAGACCAAGAAGCATCTTGACCAGTTGGCTTTTCTTGAGTTGCGGGCGCAGGCGGATCCGTATGTGCAGGACAATCCCTCGGCTCGGCTTGCTTTGGACTTATTAGAGCGTGGCGTTAAGATTGATGGTGTTGGCGCGGGAGAGATCCTTGCTGGCATGAGAACTGGTCCTGAGGGTTTTGACTCTTACACCACAAAAGGTTTTCTTGGAGTGATGCTGCCGTCTGAAGATTACAGCGACACGAGAGCACCGGGATTTCTTCCCTTTGTAACAACAAAAGACATGAAGGAACGTCTTCCAGACTTTGAAAAAATTTTGCAGAAGCAAGGGATCGAGTCACTTTTACCTCCTGAAAAGGGCAGCACTGTTTATTATGACACGGGTTTTGCTCCTGAAGCTGACGGCACCTTCCCATCAGGAAGAACCAAGTACGACACAAAAACGGCTCAAGGAAAGGCCATGACGGTTTTAGCTGAGGAGCTTTCTCATCTTGGTATGCGCTACCTTCAAAAAGAAAAGGGTCAGTTTACTCGCATGCCTTTGGACGAGGAAGAGACAATGATGAATTATCAGCAGGGTCGCGCTGCTGCTAAACGGGGTGCTTTTGCAGAAGAACGCTCTACGGACGCTTATGATTTCTACTCTCTTCCAGGTATCCGCGCTTCAGAAGATAGATTCAAGGCCGTGGACCAAGCTGCAATGGACGCGCTGAGAGAAAGAGGGATCGGGGTAAAACCTGTTGAGCCTACAATGATGGAACGATTACTAGGGATGTTTAACTAATGGCTTTACCACCAACAGCAGTAGATATGGCAATGGGGGCTGGCGGTCCTGGGACCACGGACCTAGAACAGATGACCGAGGTCCAGCTTCCAATGGACGACATGTTACCAGAGGGCATCATGCTTGCTGGTGATGAGGAGATGGTTGAGGTTGAGGCGGAAGTTTACGACCACAATGCGAACTTGGCAGAAGTATTAGATGACTCGATACTTGGAGCTTTGTCCTCGGACCTTGGTGGCAAGGTTGATGAGGACAAGGGTTCTCGTGAGGAGTGGGAAGAAGCTATTGCGAAGGGCCTGACTTTGTTGGGCATTAATTATGAGGAGCGGTCTGAGCCGTTCATGGGTGCTTCTGGGGTAACTCATCCGTTGTTGAGTGAGGCTGTGACTCAGTTTCAGGCGCAGGCGTACAAAGAGATGTTGCCTCCGGGTGGTCCAATTAAGACTCAGATTATTGGTCAGCAGTCAAAGGAAGTTGAAGATCAGGCGCAGCGCGTCAAGGACTTCATGAATTATCAGGTTACTGAGGTTATGGAGGAGTATGATCTGGACACGGATCAGATGCTTTTCTATTTGCCGATTACAGGTTCGACGTTCAAGAAGGTATATTTTGACCCCATGCGTCAGCGGGCGGTGTCAAAGTTTGTACCGGCGGAAGATTTGATTGTTCCTTACAGTGCGACTGATTTACAGACGGCTGACAGGTACACTCATGTGGTTCGCATGAGCGAGAACGATATCCGTAAACTTCAGGTAGGAGGGATTTATCGTGACGTATCACTCAGCAGCATTGAGGATGAAGAGGCTGATTCAACAATTCGTGGTAAGGCTGATGATATCCAGGGTCTCCGTCCGGGGTACTCTGATGAGATGTATACAATCCATGAAGTCCACGTTGATTTGGACCTTGAGGGATTTGAGGATATGGACGAGATGGGTGAGCCGACGGGTATCAAGCTGCCTTATATCGTCACCATGGACGAGGGATCTGGTAAGATCTTATCGGTTGTTCGCAACTGGCGTGAGGCGGATATGCTCCGGCGTAAGCGTCAGTACTTTGTGCATTACAAGTTTCTTCCTGGTTTTGGCTTTTATGGTTTTGGCCTACTTCATATGATAGGAGGGCTGTCCCGTGCAGCAACTTCAATACTACGCCAGCTTATTGATGCTGGAACTCTCAGCAATCTACCGGGTGGTTTCAAGGCTCGTGGTGTTCGTATTCGCAATGATGATGAGCCTGTCAATCCTGGCGAGTTCCGTGATCTTGACGCTCCTGGCGGCGACATTCGTAACGCCATTATTCCTTTACCTTACAAAGAACCATCTGGAACGCTTGCCCAACTTCTGGGAGTTGTTGTTGACTCTGGTAGAAGATTTGCACAAGTGGCAGACTCAAAGGTCGCTGACGTTAATTCGCAGGCTCCGGTCGGCACAACAGTGGCTCTCATCGAGCAAGGCTCAAAAGTAATCAGTAGTATCCACAAGCGGCTGCACTACGCTCAGAAGAATGAGTTCCGGCTGCTTGCTGAGATCTTCTCTAATAATCCAGTGCCATATCCTTACATGATAGGACCAAATATTCCACCTGAGATTATGGCGCAGGATTTCGACGGGCGGATAGACGTTCTCCCAGTATCCGACCCGTCGATCTTTTCGATGGCGCAGCGGCTGTCACTGGCACAGACACAGCTTCAGTTGGCACAGGCTGCACCGCAGATGCACAACATGTATGAAGCCTATCGGCGTATGTACGATGCGCTGGATATTAAGAACATTGACAGCATCTTGCCTCCACCGCAGCCGCCGGCTCCTGTTGACCCCGGCATGGAAAATGGTCAGGTACTGATGGGTCAGCCTGTACAGGCGTTCCCGCAGCAGGACCACATGGCGCATATTCGTGTTCATGCGGCTATGTTGCGCCAGCCAGCTACGGCGTCTAACCCACAGGCGTTTATGATGTTGCAGGCTCACGTTCAGCAGCACGTTGCTATGCATGCTCGTGACTTGGTGCAGGAGATGTTTAATCAGGCTGCACAGCAGGCCATGGCGCAGGGCGAGATGGTTCCGCAGATCAATCCAGATGCACTGGAAGCAGCCGTTGCCCAGCAGATTGCAGACACAACCGAACAGTTGGCTCCTCTGTTGACACCGCCACAGCAGCCTGACCCACTTGTTGCTATCCGCCAGCAGGAACTGGAGAACGACACGCAAGAGATTCAGCGCAAGGCGATGAACGATGCGATGGACTTCCAGATTGACCAAGCTCGTTTGATGCAGGCGTATGAGTTGGCGCAACAACGTCAGCAGTTGCAAGAACAAATTGCTGAAGATCGCAACTTGGTTAACGTGTATCGTATTGACACACAGGCTGATTTGAAGAGAGGCCAGTGATATGTGGACAGCACTTATTGGACCTATATCGTCACTGGCAGGCTCATTTATTGAGGGCCAGGTTTCCAAGCAAAAGGCGAAAGCAACTCTCGCACAGACTGAAGCAGAGGCGAAAGCAGAAGTTCTGAAGACTGCCGC